CCCTAGTTTCTTCTCATCAAGCGCCAAACTTGCTATTCTCATGCGCTTTTCAAAGTCTTTGTCGTCATCAGTTGCTGACACACTAGATGCTACAGCTTTAATACGATCTGTCTCAAGCTCTACAGGTATTCCTCTACCTTCTAGCTCAATTTTCTTAGCTCTAGCGTTAGATTCGTTAGCTTGTGCTGACAGAGCGGCTGTCTGGCTGTTCTTAAAGGCTCTATCTTCCTCTGCTATAGCTTGTTGCATCTGCTGCTGCTCTGGATTAGGCTGTTGTGCCTGTACCATAGTCTGTATTAGGTCTTCACGGTTAGTGATGTTCATGTTATCAATAACAGATTGCAGGATAATAGGATACACAGGGCTGTCTTGCGGCATAGTCTGTAGCAGCTGTACTAACTGAGCTACTTCGTACTCACGCGCAACAATACCTAGCGTACTAGTGGCTATAAACTTGTAATCATTGACAGGGAACAACTCAGGCTCAAACTGCATATAACGCCACGCAGCTTTTTCAACGAAAGGCATCAAAAATGACTCTTGAAAGTTAACTAATGTGCGTTTTTGACGCTTAATTACTCCTCCAAGGCTCATAGAGCTGCCTGCTGACGTTGTACCACCGCCGTTCATGGCTTGTTGAGCTGTGTCTACACTGCCTGTAGCAGCCTGTACCATGCGTTGTAGCGAATCTGCCTGTGCAAACGTAATCTGACTGACTTGTCCGAAGTTAAACGGATGCAATACCTCAGCAGGGTTGCCGTTTGTCAGCAGTAGTTTACCTGCTTTGACTTCTGGTCTAGTGCCACGAGGCATTCTAGTAGCGTCCATAGCAAGCATAGGATGTACAGTGAGGGCTAAAGCGTCAATACGAGCGCGTAGCTCAGCATCTAACGCCTTTTGGCTGTTAAAGCCTTTCTCACACACGCCCATACCCCAGAAACGGTTAGGTACAACGTCCCAAGGGAAGGCTACAACAGGACGATCTTCCATCATGTACGGAGACGCTTCTGCCTTTAGCAGCTTACCGCCGTTAGCAATAACAACAATAGCCTCTACGTAGTAGCTATCTCGACCTTCATCATCTTCGTCACTGTCAAAGTTAACCATCTCATCGTCGGAATCAAAGGCATTCTCTAACAACTGACGTGGCACTAATCCGTAGTACTTAGTCAACCTAACTTTATCTTCTGGCTGCTGATACAGCTCTTCGTCAGGCTCTAACTCAAGGTCAGGAGATGCACGACCAATGTAACACTCCTTGTAGACACCTTCTTCTTGTAGCTGCTCTACAGAGTGCGTTGCCACAAACTCGTCAATAGCCACGCCTACAGCAGACTCAATGTCTGTTGCTACAGGGTCTATAAGGAAGTTCTGTGGCTGTACAGGACGCAGCTTAACCACAGTGCGGTCACGGACGTTAACGCCTACAGCTGTCATTGCTCCGTCCATTACTGGCTCTGTTGCCGGAACCATCTCTTTCTTCTTTTCTAGTACAATCTCGCCAATGCCTGTTCCGTACACAGCAGAGTTTATCAGGCACTCACCTACAGCTTTTCTAATTTTATTCTTAGTAAACTCTTGAGACAATGCTTCACGCAAGAAACGTACATCGCTTCTATCTGTGTCGCCCATGTCATCTTCTATGTCAAAGAACTTACCACGACCAAATGTAGCCTCTTCAATATCAGCTACGTTGTTCTCAACAGCTTGCAGCAAGGCAGGGCTGACAATCTTGCTACGTTCACTTTCTCGTGTCTTGTCTTCATCTGACCAAATACCACGCCACATACGATAGTACTCATCAAACTTTGCATCGTAGTTGCTTTCATAATACTCACGCCAATCCTGTACTTTGTACATCACCCAATCTTCTAGGCTCTCTTCAAGCATATTGTCAGTATCTTCGTTATAGTCGTACATATTAGTATCCTGTGTAAGAGTCTAGAGATTCTTCGTAGTCTTCTATTTGGTAGCCCCAATCGTAAGCTACGTTAGCCAGTTGATCTATATAAGCAAGTGAGTCAATAGTGTCATCGTGTACTAAGTGGTTAGGGAACTGAAACAACTCGTCCATGAATTGTATATTCCAATCACCTTTGTTAAGCGTAATGTGACCGTTCTCAAAGCGTCCCTGCAATGCCCACATTATCCTGTCAGTCTTCTTCTTATTACCGTGACTCAGCTCCTCAACTCTAAAGTATTTGTTGTAGCGTCTCATCAAGTCCGTTATAGGCGACATTACAGCCTGCCTACTAATACCTTTCTCAATACCAACTGCTATCGGATAGTTTTCTTTAACAGCGTCAAAGATGCGTTCAGCAGTCTCGTCAAGAGTCCACCTACCTATTATTATTTCTTTGACCCACCATCCGTGTTCACTAACTTTAACTACTGCTATAGAGCTGTTGTCTAGCCTCTTGTTGCTCTTCTTGCCTACCTCTTCAAAGCCTGCTAAGTCACAAGCTATGTAGTAGTCTCCTCCATCAGGCTCGTCTTCATCAAACTGAACCCACTCTTCCTTAAACATCTCAGAGCCACGCGCCTCAAAAGACGCCATAAACTCTTGCCTAAAGGCGTAGCTAGATAGTGTACGTTTAGCACTGTCTATCTCTGTAGGGTCTATAAGAGGGTTGTCGTAGCTTGTAAAGTGCCACGCATTGTAGTCCTCTAGCCTACCTGCTGATGCTTCTGAATACAGATCGTAGAAGTGGTTACGACCCATCGGCGTACCAATAAACAACGCCTCACCTTTTAAATCAGACAATGCAGGACGTAGGATCAACTCCCACACTTCTGGTTTAAAGTCAGCAAACTCATCTAGCACAACGTAGCTTAGACTAACACCACGCATTGTCTCTGGTCTGTCTGAACCCTTTAACGAGATGGTAGCGCCGTTAATGAGTTTTAGCGTTAGATTGTTAACGTGGCTATGGGCTATGACACCCTGACCCAACTCTAACAACATATCCCAGATAACGTCTCTAGCTTGTCCTTGCGTAGGCGCAACGTAAAAGACTTTACCGTTCTTAGACGATAAAGCCCTAACAAGCAGTAATGACGCAGCTAATCTGGTCTTACCAGTTCGTCTACCTGCCGCTACAACCTTAAAGCGAGACTTGTCTGTCCACACCGTCTGTTGCCACGGTAGCAGGTTTATTTGTAGGTCTTGCGTAGCAGACATCTAGTATGTCCACACTACTTGCGGCAACGACCTTGTATCAACGTGTATAAAACCTTTAGCAACGCCAATACCGTTAAAGCCTAACTCTATGGCATTGCGTATAATCGTTGCTCTTTCAACACCGTTACTTACTGCAATGTCAGCAGCTATACCTGTTGTATGTACACCACCTTTACTCTTACGAGCTTCAGCAGGGTGTGTAACGTCTCTATAGCCGCTAGTGATGGTAAACGGAAAAGCACAAGCCTCACGTAGCTCGTCTAACCTATGTATAAACTCAGGCTCTATTTTGTTCTCGCCAGTGTGTTTACAGACAAACTCGTCTAACGTAAAGTATTTAAACGTCATCTTCTACTTCTCCGTCAATAGTCTCGCCAATCGTTATTGGGTTATCTGAATCTATGCCGTTGATAGTGATGCTTACAGCAGCTCTACCGTTACTTAGCTTATCCTTCTCAAAATAAGACAATGGCATAATTCTATCAACAATCAACTTCCAAGCAGCAGATTGGTTCTTGTGGTCATCGTCTAACGCAGCATTAAAGATTGAGTCCATTACTTCGCGACTCTTAGGACTAGCTAACATCCTAGCTTTGTACTCTTCAATCGCTGAAGCGTCACCTTTGGGACGACCTACTTTACCTCTGTTACCTTTCTTATTAGCTTCAATAGACGCTTTAGGAGGACGACCTCTTTTCTTTTTAACAATCTGTGTTTTCTCTACTTTAGAGTCTTTAACGTCCATCTGACGCTACCTCCTCTAACATACATAAAGAGTACTGAAGATCGTTAAAAGTAGTATTTACTAAAAATATAGAATAACAAATAATGGAAAAGAACGTTAAAGTTACTATAAACAAGAGCACTGTTTTATCCTCTTTAGGAACGTTAGCACATAACTGGGGAGCATTTATAGCATACTTTTTAGTAAATGTCAAGTACTTTATTGCTTTATAGACTAAATATATTCTACTTATAACACCATAGTTCTGATGCGGATTTCTAGCATTATAAAAGTCTCCGCAGTCGCGATAACTTCCTCAATTATTACAACAACTTAGCATTAGATAGTCTCTATAGGCAATTCTAGCCTTTTTTAGAGATATTGCAGTCCTAAATTGCACTATTTTGTGTCTTAGTGGCTACCATTATAATTACAGCAGCGACGATATAGCCCCCCGCCTCAATTGACAACCCCGCCTTCATTGCCTGCCTAGACTCTAGAGCACTAATCAGTTACTGAATAGTTACCTGCCTAGTCGCTGCAGTCTAGCGAGTGTGTGTGTCTGAATAGCACCCTATAGATACTCCCTAGCTACTGCCTAGCTACTGCCTAGTATTGCATAGCCTAGCCATCGCCTAGACTGTACCGAGCACGATAGTGTTAACACGTATAAATAGACGCACTAAAATAAATAATAAAATAAATGCTAAAGGTATTGCATTCCTCTACAGATACTATATTGTAACTACACAGTCACTAATCAATAAGGAATCAAATAGATGAAATCAATTATGTTAAAAGACGTAGTACGCGGCGATTTTGTTAAACGTAAGCCAGATGCTAAAGGCGTTTATACCAGAGGCGGATTTGACCGTAGCGCTAAACGGTACGCCTTAAATGATGAAATGGATATATCACGCGCCGTATATCTTAAAGGCGAAACAATTGTTTATATAGACTTCGACTATTAGGAGCATTAACCATGATTACATTAGAGCAAATCGAATCGACTACACTGTTACAAGATAACGCGAAGCAATGGGCATTAGATAACATAGACTATATTAATAAAGCGCTACCGCTATTGGGTAGCAGTCTTAAAGTAGAGAAAGGCGAGAAAGAAGGTTATTACACGTCGATACTGTATCTACAACCTGCTAACAAGGTAGCGAAGGTTACAGTATGCGCGGGCGCTAAACTAAACGGATGTTTAGACGGTTGCCTAATCAGCAGCGGTCAATTAGGTATGAGTGTCGCGCAACGTGCTGCAACGCGTCGCACAATAATATACCTGCTAGACTCTAAGCGATTCTATACAATGCTAGAGAATGAAATAACAAAACTACACGCTAAACATGGCGATAAGGTAGCGATTAGATTAAATGGTACTAGCGATATAGACTTCACTGCGTTTATCGCTACAATGCCGCACGTGCGCTTTTATGATTATAGCAAGGTATATAGAAGGCTAGAGCGCAACGACCTGCCTAACTATGACCTAACTTATAGTGGCAGCGCTTACAATGACAAGGCGCTAGTAATAACTGCTAGAGCGGCACTAGCAGGCCATAGAGTAGCGCTAGCGT